CTATGATAACCGCGCATTCAACATGGCTACCTGTTCGTCGTTCATGTCATCAATCCACATACCGTAAATTTCATACACCATCTGCGCAGTTTCATGCCCCATTTGGCTGGCTATAAATGCCGGGTTCGCTCCTGCCGTCAACAGCCAGCAGGCAAAAGTATGCCGCGTATGGTACGGATTACGGCGGCGAATACCAGCACGTTTTACTGCTGCATTCCACCTTGCCCCCAAACTGCTTACCGAGTAATAAGGTTTTTGTTTTCCGTTACACACCCTGGGCATGAAAACAAAATGCAGTTTTTGCTTTTCGGTTCTGCCGTACTCCCGATGATAAAAGGTGATTTCGCTTTTGCGATGATGCCCGGTCAGTTTGTATTGCTCCTTCAGTGCTTCAAGAGCAGGCTGCAGTAGTGTTACCGTCCGGATCCCCGCATTTGTTTTTGGGGGACCGAACATATCCAGTATCGTCAGGTTTCTTCTGACATTCACAACTCCCTTCTCGAAATCCACATCCTCCCACGCCAGAGCAGCCAGTTCCCCGTGACGAAGCCCGGAGTATACGGCAAATTTCCACAAGTTCTGGCTCTGTCCTTTTTCACTTTCCATTAATGCATTGAATTCTGTTTTAGATAACGGGTCAGGCTTTATTCTGTTTCTCTGTAATTTCTTTACTCCTTCAAATGGTTTGGTTGATATAAATCCCGACTGATACGCAAAACGTAACAACGAACAGAGCAGGGCGATATAGTTATCAACTGTGCGCACGGTTCTTCCTTTTTTGTTGGATCTTGGATTATCCAGGTAAAGCGTTTCTCCATGCAGCAGTTCATTCCGGTAGTTTAAGATATCGCTATAACGAATATGCGATATCGGAGTACTCTCACAAATTATTATCCTGAGTGTTTTTAATTGTGATTTCGTTTTCTTCATTGTGTTTGTTGTTAACTCTGTTTCTTTAATTTTTGTCCAGATATCACAAAGCTCCCCGAACGTTTTTATGACCCTCGTTGTCACCATTTTTGCCCCAGTGCTGGACTGGGGAAAACGTCTTAAATACTCAAACTCACCGGAATTGATTTCATGAACTATCAACGCTCTTAAATTCCCGGCTTTTTTAATGTTACTGTTAGTAACCTCCCAGCCTTTCAATGTTTCCCGACATCGTTTTCCTCGAAACATGAACCAGATGCGAATGTATTTACCTCGAATCTCGACACCTGTTGGTAATTTAGACATATCATGAGTCTTTGATAAACTGATTTATCTTTGGATAGTTATACCAGATAATCCCTCGCTTACTGTCTGGCTTCCCTAAAGGAGATACTCGTTTGAAGTGGAAGCCTTCCACCCAACAGTTCTGGCGGTATGCTTCAATTTGTCTGGCCCCCAGACCAGTGCGAAGCATCAGGCCGTATTCAACCATCCACTCTTCATTAAAGATTACTTGTGCCATCGCATCACCTCTGGCAGGCGCCAATGTTAGACTTAAATTGACGCCCGATGTTGATTATTAATAATCAGCTATGAAGTTTTAATTTGAATACAATGCAATTCACGAGGACTGAAGTTTCTCGCAATTAAAATTTATCAGTTTTACTTTCTGCTCTCTGGAAACGCCTGCTTCTTTTTTACCTGAGAGCATTTTTTCGCATTCTGATTTCGTTAGTTTAGATTTTGAATATCTTGTCCAGTTAGTAGGAGTGCCACCTTCCTTTTCAATAGTGGCGGTAATTTTATACATGAACACCTCCATTATTATTTCCAGTGGTTCGTTTATTTCATCGTTCGAGTGCTTCTTTTTCACTTCCACCATAACCGGTTCGGGATTCGCATCCGTTACACTTCGCTCGGTAATATCCTGAAATGGCTTTCACCGTTACTGATGGACAACCACAAAATGGACATGGTTTAACATTGTCATATCTCATAATTTTTCTCATAAAAATATTTCAAGTTGGCGGTGCATTACACCGCCAGGCTGAATTATTCCTCTGAATTATCGATTACACTGTATTCCCCGGTTAATACAGAGGAATCTGCAGGATCGATTGTCAGTGGTTCCTTTTCATCCATTGATACTGCACGCTGGATCTCAATTGATACGGGCAGATATTTGAACAGGCGACGAATAGCCGTTTTCTTTGCCATTTCTTCCCAGTGAGTTACCCACGGCCCGTTATTACCAGCTTTACTCTGGCTGCGCACCAGCTCAATCTGTTTGCGCGTCATAACTTCAAACTGAGTACCTCCGTCTTTCAGTCTTGCGACAGCATAGACGTGGGTAACAGGGGCATCTTCGTTTTCTCCTGGGCGGTGTATTAACTTTTCATCAAGGCCAAATTCGAAATTAAACTCGTCACCTTCACGGACAACACGGGCTGACAAGCTGGCGATTTGACCTGAACGGCGAGCCAGATCAATCATGCCGCGATAGCCAATGATTAGCTGAACGTTTTTTTTACCGCTCTTTTCGTTTTTATTACCAAAAGGCAGTAAATATGCATGACCGAGGGCGCTACCGGGCTCAAGTCCGAGCTGTGAACACTGTACGATTGCACTGACAAAACTCATAGTGTCACAGTTTCCTAACGCCGGAACTTTACGAATTTCTGTGGTGGCGATACGGATCATACGTTCAGCCGTCATATGGCGTGGAAGAGCTGCTGCCAGTTGCTCTTTCATTGATGGCTGGTTAATAAAACTAATCACGTCGTTATTTTTAATTGCTGCTGGTGCACGGTTTCCCTGAGTTTTTTGCAGATCGGCTTTTGCGATTGGTGGTTGCTTAGTCATTTGCATATTCCTTAGCCCAGCGGGGCAGTGATAACGTCTTAATAGCTGGCCATTCATCGGTATTGAGGCAGTCAGCCAGGGTTCGCAGATTGCGGTGATATTCCAGCTGACCTGCCAGTTTTGCTTCTTCGCCCATCATGAAAATTTCAACCGGATAACGTCCGCATTCAATAGTTGTGCTGGCAACCAGAAAAACGAAAGTTGGCTGCACTCCAAACTGTGCTTCATAACCGTCACTGTAGAATGCATCCTGAACGTGATAGCGGTAGTCGTAATAAGCGGTTTTGAATCGTTGAATATCCGCCGTAGTTTTCACGTCCATGATCCAGTGAAATTCAGGGATAATTTTGTCCGGACGGCACCGACACAAAATTGCTGTTTCAGGATCTTCCCAGTAAATTGATGATTCAGCGTGTCCGGCGCTTTCAACAAGCCATTGCCCCAGCGGCAAAGCCATAACGCTCTGATACATGAGTTCAATTTTCCGGCCTTCTTCGGCAGTGATAACCGTTTTTCCTGTGCTTGCGCATTCCCTCAGAAACGCTTTCTCTTCTTCTTTTCCGGAGTTTGTCCGGCGGTTAAATTCAGGTGCTACGATAAAGCGGTTACTGAATTCTTCCGGCTCAAGTACCCGGCAGTGGAAAGCGGTTCCTAAATCGAGCGTTTTTGTCTTTGTGGTGTCCACGGGGGCATTTTTACGCCACAAATACAGTGCCGGAGTATCAGCAATGTCATCGAGCTGAGACTTACTGACACCGGGACCCGCGTGGTAATTCTCATTCGAAATTCCGTAATAAATACCTGGCTCTATGTCTTCTACGATTACGGGATCTGCGACTTCGCCAGTTTCATCACTGCAATCGCGATGCGGATCGCTGCCAGCATTCTCATTGTGCGGATGTTCAGCGCCTTCCATTTCCTCCGGATCATTTTCCTTAGCTTCAACCTGACTCTCTTCATCGAATGTTTCCTGGTATGTTGCGTCGCCCATCACCGCGCCACAATCAGGGCAGTTGCCGCCACCACTCTGACCGCAGGCGGTACAGACTTTTTCCTCTTCCTGTTGCGCTACTGGTTCGGATTGTTTCGTTTCTGGCTCGTCTTGTAACGCATTTGGGCTGTTTTGTTCCGCTTTTTGGTCGTTCTGTTCCGTTTCTGACTGGTTCTGGTTCACAGAATCGCAGGTTTCAATCCCCTTCACCCATTTCGGATCATTCGGATCGCTAATCCCTTCAACAAATTCACCACGTGATGCAGCAAGCAATTTATCGGCGTCAGGCTGGCTGATATTGGCTGCCTGCATAATTTTGTTTACTTCGTCAGCGGTAACTTTTACCGGCTCCGGTTGTACGGAATCTTCAGCGGTATCCACATTTTGCGGTAAGTCCGTGTATGTTCCGTTTTTGCGGGCAAGATATTCTTCTTTCGTGATTTCAGCAGCCCCGGCAGCCAGCGCCTTGTCCAGACCAGAAAGTTTGTTTGCGCGACCGTATTTTTCGCCATCCTTGTCGGTGAAGAGGAAGTAGAACGGCCCCTCACGCTCTACAGATGGTTCGACTTCCACTTTGCATTCGGTTTTTTCGTTGTCCGGAATTGCCGTTTCCACTGCATCAGTTTCTGGTACTGGCGACGAGAGAGTATCAGTTGCGCTCTGATTTCTTCCTTCATCTTCAAACACGCCCTTTGTAGTCAGGTATTCAGTAATGTATTTGTTCAGTGCCACAGGGTCTTTGTGAATGTCGATCGGACGTTCACGGACAAGGCCAAAAATAGTCTGGCGGCTGTAGCGAAGCGCATCAGGTTGTTTGCGCATTGATGCGGAGATGCGCTTCCAGTCTTCGCGATCTCTGGCGATAACTTCATTTTTAGCCCAGCGAAGGATGCTGCCGTCAATGTTTCCGGCATCCGCATCACCAGGCCAGAGATAGTAGGCCAGCTCCCTGTCCAGGGTTTTCCATGTCTGCTTGTATTCGCGATGAATGGCGGCAGTTACAGGAGGGATTTTTTCTGCTGGGTTTTCAGTGTGCTGTCGGTTGGCTTTGGCGCGGGCAAGATCAACAACAGACGTGTATTTTCCAGTCTCTTTGCGCTCTGCGTCCTGCCGTTTTTTCCAGTTACGTAATTCAGCCTGAATTTCGGGCCATTTGGTACCCGGCTTACATTTGTGTTTAACCCATCCGATAGCGAACAGTTTGCGTTCCGGATACATAGCGTTAATTTCAGGCGTTTTCATCAGTGCTTCAACGATATGCCCGTCAAAGGTAGCCACGTCTTCTTGCAGTAATTCCTGCGCGTCAATCGCCATATCAACGGTGATGTTTTCACATGTACCGAACTTAACCAGGACCGCGTTCTGTACTTCAAGGGACAGCTTGTCAAAATTGACGTTAATAGGATCGGATTCTGGTTCGACCGGAATAAAGGAAGCGGATTCCTCATCCCAGCGGTTTTCCTGCATATATTCGGTATCCCAGGAGTCGATAGCAGGGCGGGGCATGCCGGGTTTATCTTCGCAGACAAGAAATTTATAAGCGCAGTCCTGAGCAGCAGGATATTGCTCCAGGAATTGCCAGGTAAATTTGGCACGGGCGCGGCGTTCATCACCGGCTTCAATGGCAGTGGCTACAGCAACTGCGCCCTCTTCTTTTATTGCCTGTTCGTCCGGAATGGCGGCGCAAATAAAGACTTTACTCATTTTGTTTTAACCTCATTACAGATTTAAGGGTGAACAAATCCCTGCCATTGCTGGCATATAAAAATGAAACCGGATATTAATTACGGTGCTGTTTTAAAGTCCTGCCGGTATTTCGTTATTATTAGTGTGAGTAGTTTTATCTACCGGATAACAGTTACCGGGAATTTTTTGTTCTGCTGCTGCAGCCATGCATTCTTTCATTGAACCGTATAAGCCAGTCACCAGCTCAAGAGATTCGCCGGAAACAAGATAAACTGTCAGAACGAGTGCAAATGTTGTATTCATTGTTTATATCCTTTTTGCAGCAGGTCCAGACGAGCCAGCATTGAAGGAATGCATACTTCATTTAACAGGTCCTGCTCGAGTTTTCTCTGCTTAATGGCGTCTTCAATAAATGTTTTGTCTCCAGTGATAACGCCAATTTCGAAACGAAGTTCAGACGTGCTGGCATTACATGATAACTTTTCCATTATCGCGTCCTCAACAATGAATTTTGTGATGCGGTGCCTAGTGCCTCCAGGTGACGTTAACCAGTTAACAATTAACGCCGGATACAGAGAATCCACCCATAACACTGTTTTTGGTTTTAACTGTTCCGCGTGCGCTGAGCCGCATTCACCGCATCACAAAATTCACTTTTAAAAAAGGGCGGCAGAGCAGTCACGGAGTAAAACTGATACCGCCAAATGTCACCAGAATATTGATAACAGAGGGCGTTGTAGCGGGGTTGTCACTTAAGCGTATGGTCAACCTGACAACCCGGTGTCCTCAACTGGGGAAGGAATAACCCCGCCATACTTACCGCCGCGCCATTTCGCGGATTGCCACAACCGGAAGCGCACGTTCGAAGAAATCTAACGACAAGCCTTCTAAGGGAAAGAGCTTCGCCGTACGCTTTCGCGTTGTGTGCCTGCTTTTAACCACGTCAGGCGAGGTGGTTTCCGTCGTTCCCCAACGACAGGAAATCTGTATAATCTGGATATCCCCAACAACAGGAAGGTGTTTTATATGGTGGTTCAAAAGAATTGTTCAGGTACTGGTAAGCCTGCGGACAGGTCGGACATTCCGAATACCAGGAAACATATACCTGAGAAAAACATTCGACCAAAACCATCTCCAGCTCCTTCAGAGGAGAGGGGGAACAGCAACAATCAAACAAGCAGGTGATGATATATGGACCGGGATGATATTCTTGACAGGGTTTTATATGGTTATTTTCTTGAACAACTATTCTCTGTAGCGACTGGTCGTCTCGATAAACTTCTCTCAGTGGTGAGTATTATCCTCGGTTCATCTGTCATTGGTGGATTTATTCCTGAAGTTTCTGGAGTTCTCATTGTTGTGATAGCAACCGTTCAAACGATTTACGGATTCGGACAAAAGTCAGGTAACGCAATGAGAAAATCCGCAGAATATCTGCAGCTTTATGATGATGCAGAAAAATATTCCGATTCGGAATTGAAAATGCAGTTAAAGCTCCTGGAAAAAACAGATGATAATATTTGGTCGTCGCTTAAAGATATCGCAATCTTAAAAACCCAGATCAAAATAGGAATCTCCGTAGAACAACAAGAGAAACTGTCTGCAAAATCCAAATTGATGCGATTCCTTTGTGGTTAGGAATACCCAGATTGTTAAAGAGCATGCCGGATGCTTACCCGTGTCCGGCGAACGTATTCCACTTCGCCTGTGGAGAACTCTTTAATTACTAACCTTCATCAGTCAGAGTTTCTTGCTAACCAGCGACGCGCGCCAGCTTCCGTTTTAAACGTTTTGCTTCTGGTAACGTCATCGCGGTGAACGTTCCATCCTGGTTGGGGAACACGCCGCACACCAGGGATTCGTTGTTGCCGAGGTCGATTTTTTGCATTTTGCGAATCTCACATCTTGTTGCTACGTATAGCGACTTCTGCCTGCCAGAGATCCCAGTCGTTGCTGCGTAAAGCCTGCACAGCCTGGTTGTAAGTGATACCGCAACAATCCATCAAATACTGAACTACTTCGTAATGCACCATCTTATCTATCCCCTTAACGCCGGGTGGCGGAACTAACTGCTGCACTGCAAAATTTGAATCCCGCCGTCATGTTCATACGCCTCGGGCTGGCTACTTAACCCCTGACCACTGCCTGGTAACTCGAAGTATTGCCCGGCGTTCTGTGGGGCGGGGTGGGTTGGTAGGTATATAATGTACTTTGTGTTCATCATTGTAAAGTACTTTAAGTACATTTTATGTATAAAAAAATGAGACGGGATAAAGTGAAGCACAAACCCGGAGGGGGACGCTACCGGATTTATGCTGGTTTAAGAGGCTTTTTGTTTTTTCTTTCGTGCTAACTCTTCGTAAATTGCATTGTACTTCTGTTTTTTCTCCTCAAGAGTTTTTAAAAGTTCATCTGTCTCACTGTCAGGGAGCTCGTCCAGAAGGTCAATGATGATTTTTTGTCTTGGATTTAACTCCTGATAGAAACGTATCTGTCCACTTTCTTCTGTATCCTCTCCCAAAAGATAGGTTGGTGTTGTTCCAATGAGTGTTGCTAATTCCCTTAATTTCTCTCGGCGAGGAATTGTTTCACCATTAAACCATTTGCTAACCGCTTTTGGTGTTAATTTCATTCGACGGGCAATTTCTGCCTGCCTTCCATGTTGTTCATAACCAGCGTTTTCACAGGCTAGCGCAAGCCTACTGGCGAACTCTTTACGCGCTTTATCTTCATGAACCATAAGTTCAATGATATTCGCTCTTGAATGTACTGTCAGTTCTGTTATAGCATGTACTCAAAGTTCACATTGTGAGGGTGATATGAACCAGAAAACACTTGAAGATGTAATCAAAACTGTTCGCGTTTCTGTTGTGGCCGACGTTTGTGGTGTCAGCCAAAGAGCAATCTACAAATGGATGGATAACGGTAAATTGCCTCGCACAGAATATACCGGCGAAACAAATTACGCTGAAAAAATCGCTCATGCATCAAACGGATTATTTTCTGCCGATGCAATTTTAACTATTGGCAGAAATAAAACTACTACGAAAAAGCTGATGGGAGTTGATTCATGAAAATCAAGCATGAGCACATCGAATCAGTGTTGTTAGCCCTGGCAGCCGAAAAAGGGCAGGCGTGGGTCGCTAACGCAATTACTGAAGAATATCTGCGCCAGGGGGGCGGCGAATTGCCCCTGGTACCAGGCAAGGACTGGAACAATCAGCAGAATATCTATCATCGTTGGTTGAAAGGTGAAACGAATGCGCAAAGGGAAAAAATTCAGAAACTGATCCCTGCGGTTCTGGCAATTCTTCCTCGCGAGCTGCGTCACCGACTCTGCATCTTCGATACCCTGGAACGCCGTGCATTACTGGCGGCACAGGATGCACTGAGTACGGCAATTGATGCGCATGATGATGCAGTCCAGGCCGTTTACCGTAAAGCACATTTCAGCGGCGGCGGTTCTCCTAGCGATTCTGTCGTAGTGCATTGATTGAAATTAATCGTACCGAACTGTTTTGTTCGGTATCAGTTAAATGTAACGCTGCGAGCGTTACAAGGTGAAAACAAATGGCTTCAAACTGGATAAAGCTCGAAGTTATTACGCCGGATAAGCCGGAAATATTCAGGCTTGCTGAGATTCTGAATATTGATCCAGATGCCGCATTAGGGAAAGTCATTCGCTTCTGGGCATGGGCGGATCAACAAATGATAGACGGTAACGCAGAGTGTAACGCTCGCGGCGTTACAAAAAGTGCAATAGATCGCATCACTTTTATGGCTGGTTTTGCTGATGCGTTAATTCAGGTTGGATGGCTGGTCGAAACTAATGGTGTGTTGTCGCTTCCTAACTTTGAGCGCCATAACGGGAAAAGCTCTAAAAAACGGGCGGTTACAAACGAGAGAGTAACAAAAATACGAGAACTGAAACGAAAAGGTAACGCTGCCAGCGTTACAAAAACGGATCAAAAAGCGTTACCAGAGGAAGAGAAAGAGGAAGATATAAATACTTATCTCCCCCTAAATCCCCCTCGCCAAAAACGAGCGTCTAAAAAATTCGAACCGGAGGCTATCGAGCTGCCTGACTGGTTGCCGGAAACACTCTGGCATGAGTGGGTTCAGTTCAGGCAGGCATTGCGAAAACCGATTCGAACGGAGCAGGGCGCTAACGGGGCGATACGGGAGCTGGAAAAATTCCGCCAGCAGGGTTTTTCACCTGAGCAGGTGATTCGACACAGCATCGCCAATGAATACCAGGGCTTGTTCGCGCCGAAAGGTGTTCGGCCAGAGACGTTGCTCCGACAGATTAACACCGTCTCGTTTCCGGACAGTGCGATCCCGCCAGGCTTCAGGGGGTAACAGACCATGAAAAATATTGCGACAGGCGGCGTTCTGGAACGTATCCGCAGACTGGCCCCGCCACATGTAACCGCGCCATTCAGGACGGTGGCGGAGTGGCGCGAGTGGCAACTTGCAGAAGGCCAGAAACGTTGTGAGGAGATCAACCGTCAGAATCGTCAGTTGCGGGTGGAAAAAATCCTGAATCGCTCCGGCATACAGCCGTTGCACCGCAAATGCTCGTTTGCGAATTACCAGGTGCAGAACGACGGCCAGCGATACGCGTTGAGTCAGGCGAAATCTATCGCTGACGAACTGGTTACCGGATGCACAAATTTCGCGTTCAGCGGAAAACCTGGTACCGGAAAAAACCATCTGGCGGCGGCTATCGGGAATCGCCTGCTGAAAGATGGCCAGACAGTGATTGTGGTTACCGTGGCTGATGTTATGAGCGCCCTGCACGCCAGCTATGACGACGGGCAGTCAGGCGAAAAATTTTTGCGGGAACTGTGCGAAGTTGATCTGCTGGTTCTTGATGAAATTGGTATTCAGCGCGAGACGAAAAACGAGCAGGTGGTACTGCACCAGATTGTTGATCGCCGGACAGCGTCAATGCGCAGCGTGGGGATGCTGACAAACCTGAACTATGAGGCCATGAAAACATTGCTCGGCGAGCGGATTATGGATCGCATGACCATGAACGGCGGGCGCTGGGTGAATTTTAACTGGGAGAGCTGGCGCCCGAATGTTGGTCAGCCAGGTATTGAGAAGTAATTTTTACCGGGAGGAAATTTTAATGGAGACCGTTTTTGACGCACTGAAAGCGATGGGAAAAGCCACGTCGGTAGAACTGGCTACGCGACTTGATATCAGTCGAGAAGAAGTGCTGAACGAGCTGTGGGAACTGAAAAAGGCTGGCTTCGTTGATAAAAGCGTATACACCTGGCGCGTGGCTGATAACAACGTTCAGCAGGAACAGCCAGCGCCGGCAGAGCTGCCGGAAGAAACCACCATGGCAACAGTAGCGAAAATCTCAGAGTGCGATTTAACCGCGACGATTGAACAACGTGGCCCACAAACGGCGGATGAGTTGGCTACATTGTTCGGTACCACATCACGCAAAGTAGCTTCAACGCTGGCAATGGCTATCAGCAAAGGACGCCTGATTCGCGTAAACCAGAACGGTAAATTTCGTTACTGCATACCGGGCGATAATTTACCAGCAGAGCCGAAAGCAGCATCGGTAGCGGAAACTGATGGTAAGGCCTTTCCTCAGCCCACAGGTGTTGCGTTACCAGTACAGGAGGCTGCAACACAGGAAGATATTAAAACAGAAACGGTGGCGGACATTGTGCAGTCGCTGCCATCGTTTACTGAAACGCGAGCGGATGACCTGGTTTTACCATCGCTGCATATGGCAAACCGCGAACTGCGTCGGGCGAAAAATCATGTCCAGAAGTGGGAGCGAGTCTGCGCCGCGCTGCGGGAGCTGAACAAGCACCGGGATATTGTTCGACAGATTTTCGATTCCTCCAGTCGTATTGTGTCGGAAAAGTGATTGCCGGAGGCACCTATGGCAAAAGTATTTACACCAGAAGAGCGGGAAAAAATTAAAGGGCAGGTTGTTGAACTTGTACGTCTGAGCGGTCGCGAGACGTTACGGGCTCTGGAGGCTAAAACCGGTGCATCAAGGTATTACATAAGCACTCTCGCCAGAGAACTGGTCGCCAGTGGTGATGTTTACAATTCAGGCTACGGATTATTCCCGTCTGAGCAGGCGCGTAAAGACTGGCAAAACGCCCGCAAAAAACTATCAAGGGCAAAGGTGAAGAAACCGGTTGTGGTTGATCCGGATCTTATCTGGTCATTACCAGACGGAGAAATACGCCGCTACGACAGGCGTCTGAACATAATCTGTAGCGAGTGCCGGAAGAGCGAAGCTATGCAGCGTGTACTGGCTTTCTATCAGGGTAATTTTCAGAAGGTGCTGTTGTGAGCCAAATTAACAATCGGAACTTCGTGAAGAGAAAGCATAATCCAAATCTGAATAATTAAGTTCAGCACTGTAAATAAAATTTAATCCTTAACTGGAGGTATATTTATGTTAAATACACAGAAAGCCATTAATGCGGAAAAATATAACGAGTGGGCAAGAAAATTCTCTGAGCAGATTTTTAAAATTACTGGCGATGAGAATGCGGCAAAAAATGAATTAGAACCGTGGACGCCTGAAGGAGCCGACCCAAATTATTGCTGGAGGGAGGTTGATCCAGTTGATGCTGCAAATGAAGCTATGAGTTATCACAACGATTAATGTCAGGAGGCCGCCCGAAAGGGCGGTAATGAATGGTCACATTATTTAGAAAAAATATCCGCGAAAGAGTAGAACAACAGAATTTCTGTTTCTCATTCTGTTTATCGTGTTGATGATACCGATATCCCCGTTAATCCTAGTCTGGATAATCGGAAAAATAATTGAGCCAGTTATTGAATTGTATAACGACGTGGTATGGGCGTCATTCAACACACTGCACAATAAAATTAATCCGTATAAGGAAAACTGATATGGCAACTTTGACAAAAAAAGAACGGGCATGGTTGAACGAATTACAGGAAGTTCTTGATCGCTGTCCATCACCGAAAAAAATTGGCTTTTACACCATTGGCGATAAAAGCATTTACCTGTATGACCTACGCCGCATGGATGAAATCATGGAGGCTCTTGATAATCGTTCGTCGATGGATTGGTGTGTTGCTGTTCATGATATGAATGCAGGGTTTGATGAAAAGATTTTGTTCCCCTCATCAGTTGAAAGCACTGCGGGTTAAGGAGTAACACATGACCACTATTACCAAAGAACGTATTGAATTGTTCATTAAAAATCCGGTTGAAAACGGGCTTACCCGTGGTGAACAAATGGAACTGGCACGGATTGCGCTGGCATCGCTGGAAGCAGAGCCAGTTGGTGATTTTTATGAATACAAACCGGATGACTGGTAGCAGCGTTCGGCTGGAGATAAAGCGCCAAAATGGACGCCACCCTATGCCGTTTTTCCAGCGCCCGTAGTGCCGGAAGAAATGGATTTGCTTACATGCCATCTCGATGGTGTAACTGAAACATATGCTGAGGGATGGAACGCTTGCCGCGCTGCCCTGCTTCAGGGCAAAGGGGAGCCCGGGAAACAAGTTCGCGAATTGACAATGCTGGTTAAACAATTGGTTAGTCAACTGAAGAAAGCGAAACCGGGCTGCAAATTGCCGGATAAAGTGATGGACTACCTGGAGCGAAGCGGACTTATAAGCGTGGAGGATGTTTCACGATGACCTGGCCTGAAGCATTCACAACGGTAGGAATTGCGATGGCGGTGGCGCTGGTTGTGTATTCGATTTGCCGCTGGGGATAAAAACGATTTGCGGGAAAAGGATAGTTAAGTAGAATTGCTGCGGGTGCTTGAGGCTATCTGCCTTGGGCATGAACACCAAAGGCAGATAGAGAAAAACCCACCCGACTATAAATCAAAGTGTATTACCCCCATTTGTTGGACGATGAAATGGGTTTAGTTAACTATGTCGGTATCGACATGACTAAAACAACCTTAAATTGCTCGATTAATAGACAAGTAGTTTTGAAAGATTAAATTTATGCGATCCGGTATTTTCAAGGGATAGCCTTTATGAGGTTATCTTATGGGGTTAAAACATCAAGAACAGTTGTGTTATAATACATAGAAACTAATAAGAGACGTTGCAACTATATGAATGTAATAGATTTGTTTTCTGGCGTTGGAGGTCTAAGTCTTGGTGCTGCACGTGCTGGATTTGATGTTAAAATGGCAGTTGAAATTGATCAACATGCTATTAATACTCACGCAATTAATTTTCCAAGAAGTTTGCACGTCCAAGAAGATGTTTCTTTACTAAATGCAGAAATAATTAAGGGTTTTTTTAAAAACGATATGCCCATAGATGGTATTATTGGCGGTCCTCCGTGCCAAGGATTTAGTTCAATAGGCAAGGGGAATCCTGATGATAGCAGGAATCAGCTTTACATGCATTTCTACCGTTTAGTATCAGAATTACAGCCATTATTCTTTTTGGCAGAAAATGTTCCAGGTATTATGCAAGAGAAATATTCTGGCATTAGAAATAAAGCATTTAATTTGGTTAGCGGTGATTATGATATTCTTGATCCCATCAAGGTAAAAGCATCTGATTATGGTGCTCCAACTATTCGAACTAGATATTTTTTTATCGGTGTAAAAAAATCATTGAAGCTTGATATTTCAGATGAAGTATTTATGCCTAAGATGATTGATCCGGTTACTGTAAAAGATGCTTTGTATGGATTACCAGATATTATCGATGCCAATTGGCAATCAGACTCTGAGAGTTGGCGAACAATTAAAAAAGATCGAAAAGGGGGATTTTATGAAAAATTATGGGGGCAGATCCCTCGGAATGTTGGTGATACAGAATCGATCGCTAAGTTAAAAAATAATATCATATCTGGATGTACCGGAACATTACATAGCAAAATCGTCCAAGAGCGTTATGCTTCCTTATCTTTTGGGGAAACTGATAAAATTTCAAGATCTACAAGATTAGATCCAAATGGTTTTTGCCCGACTTTAAGGGCGGGAACCGCTAGAGATAAAGGAAGCTTTCAAGCCGTCAGGCCGATCCACCCTTATCATCCAAGAGTGATTACACCAAGAGAAGCTGCTAGATTACAAGGCTTCCCTGATTGGTTTCGCTTTCATGTAACTAAATGGCATAGTTTCAGACAAATAGGAAATAGCGTGTCACCAATAGTTGCTGAATATATATTAAAGGGGCTGTACAATTTATTAAATAAAAGAGTACAGCCCGAATATTTAAACCATAATTCTTTGGAAGTTAGGGTATAACCTATAGTATTTATAATAGTTATCCCGTTCATTTTCGTTTAAAGAGAACTCTTCAGCGGCTGCCTGATATGCTTCTTTATCAGGCAGTTTACTATCTAAATTTATCTTTTCTTTAATTGTTAGTGTTGGTATTGCTATTTCTTGCACGTCTTCCCAATTTGTTGAATAAAATTGCCAGTTAGAAAGGTCGCATGCCTTAGATAACTCTATATATTCTTGTTCTGAGGAGAAAAAACCTGATATTGTCAACATGGTATGACTGCCATCATTATATTGATTTAAGGATAATGGGTAATACTGAATCTTATCCTTACGTCCTGAAAGACCACGTTCTATTGCTGATCTAAAAGCGTTTGTAATAATTCGTATTAAAAGAGCTTTAATCTTACGATCTGAAAGATCTGCATTTGATATCTGAAGATTAAAATCAAGATACTTTTTCCCAAGCAATGATTTTAATGAATTAATAAAAGCTTCTTTAAAAATATCTAAACTTTCTCCAACTCTACGTTGGTAATAAGAACTAGGATTTATGGGGAAGGTGACCTTCAAAATATCAAAAGAGCTTACTTTAGTACTTAGTAAGTGTATATCATCTAGATCCGTTTGTATTTTTTTCGGGGAGGCATAGTCTAACCATGTTATTGATGGTTTAGAAAAACTATAATCAAGAATAAAGTCATGAGCTGATATTAGCTTACAATCAATACAATTATAAGGCAAATTATATTTTTGTCTGATGTGAGTAGACTCTTGTTCTTCGAGAGAAATCATATCAGAAAGAGCGATACGATTATGCATGATTCTAAAATCTTCAAGCATCGGACCACCAAAACCTATATATGTATATTCTTGAATATTTAGTCTTTTGCTTAAGAGGTTTAGGCTTTCGAGAAAAATCTCTCTATCAATAGACTTATTATGCCTTAAGTGATAGGGAATGTATTGTCCAGACATCACTTCACCTCTTCAATCACCGTATCAAAGCATTGCATCCCCACATCAGAAGCGCTAGCATCTTCATGTCCAAAGAAATATTTAGATAAAATTTTAACATCTTCTTTCTCTCTGGTGAAGATTATTCGTACAGTAGAGCTTTTTTTTACTGGGGTAGGCAGCTTAGGTGTATATCGCCACTCATTTTTGTTTCTATTAGGGTTGGACCAGTTATTTTTTTTATCTTCTGGAGTTGATTGTGGGGTAATTTCAAATAAAGATTGAGCTTCATGTGACTGAGCTGACTTAAGTAATTTTTTCCCTTCTTCAAGATGCTCACCTTTCCACTGATTGGTGAATCGAATAAAATGCATCATCCCTTCAATCATTTTATTTCGTACATCATTGTACAATGTAGAACTAAGATCGACACCTCGTTTCGTTGTTGTTATTGGTAATTTTTCTGGGTTTTTACTGGTAAAGCGAACAACCCCAGAAATTGCTATAAATTGGGTATGAAACCTTGGTACATTAGCAAAGCCCCAACCTGTGAGATGTGTCTTATCACAATATAGAACAACGCGGTCATTGCAAATGACAGTCCATCCAGCATCATCAGAACTCCTTTTTTCTAAAACATCATCATTGTCATCTTCTAAATTTTTATAGAAGCCAACAACTAAATCGATATCAACATCGTCTATTTTAGCTTTATATATGTATGGTTCTATTTTAGAATGATCAGTTATGATGTTAATCGGATTATGTTCAACAACAACTCCATTTAATTCTATTTTAAATCCTTTTTGAATAATAAATGACAATGAGTGTTTTATCTGTAAAAAGAGATCAGTAAGATATGTGCTCTCATTAAATTTTTGTGCCACATTAGAATGGAGTTTTTTTATCTCTATAGTTGTGCCTGTTGGATTTTTGTTATCATAGTCACTCTCGTGCATCGGTATTTTCCAACCATCACCATCGATCCAATCAGGTGTTATATCTACAGTGAATGCGCCATCGGGATTATTCGATTGTATTGAGCAATCTCTACCCATTTTAAAAATGGCTCTTTTCATACCAATACCATAGACGCCAACGGTGCCTTCATTTTCTTCTTCTTTTTGATGGGGTCGTCCCATTTTAAAAGCATATTCTCGGAAGCTTTTAGGGATACCTCCGCAATTGTCTTCTATAATAAAGACATCTTTATTAATCGTAAGTTTCGCATAAAATCCTTCATATGGTTTTGAAGTTTTTTTTGTGTCTTTTATTGTACGTAAAGCCCCATCGACGCAGTTATCAAGCAGATCAAGTATGGCATCGTTTAAGTCGATATCTCGAGTTAGCATACTTACAAAAAATCTTTTACTAGGACTAAAGTCTGCTGTTGGAGTCGTGTTCTCAGTCATAATTTACTCTCTATGTGTTTGGGAAAATAAATACCTTAAGTGCAAATTGTTGATTTTAAACGCTTCGCATGCGAAGTCAACGATGTTAAGAAAGAAAGTGCATGTGATCTAACAGTATGTTTTTAAAAAAAGATTAGCTTTATGAGAATTCAGGACTGAATCCCGTGAGAGGAAAATAACATATGTTATTGTTGCATTGCTGTGTTGTTTGGGATTTGTTGCACCATTCTGGCGTTGGTATATCTAGTTCGTTGTTCATTTTGTTAATTGTACAACAGGCAGACAACAGAGAGCTTTTAGCCTAGTTAGCTTACGAAATTAAACAACTAAGATTATCGGCGGGGAGTGGTCACCGCTACTCTTTGGCTAGGAGACTTCAACGCAACCGCACACAACCAGCTTCGGCGGGTTTTGTTTTTTCCTGGCATTCTGGTTTACAATTTGCGTGCTAGCTTGAACAACTGGCATCTGCTGCACTGCGCCATCGAGAGATTGAGAAATGGCGCATATACAACTGGTCAAACAAACTTCTTCTGGTTTACTTCTCCCGGCGACGCCGGAGAGTTGCGATTTTCTGCATCAAATCAAAATAGGTGAGTGGATACACGCAGATTTTAAGCGTGTGCGTAACTACGCATTCCACAAGCGTTTTTTCAAACTCCTGCAACTGGGATTCGATTACTGGACTCCGGTCGGTGGGGCGATCACGCCTCGCGAACGAGAACTGCTGTCTGGTTTCGTTGATTACCTGTGCGAATCAGTTGGTCGGGAACACACGCCAGCCCTGAGTGATGCCGCAGAGCAATACCTTAACACCGTTGCGACTCGTAGAACCCGGGATACGGCGTTGCTAAAGTCGTTTGAGGCTTTCCGCGAGTGGGTAACCATTCAGGCCGGATTTTACACCGAGCATATTTATCCGGACGGTAGCCGTGGGCGTCGGGCAAAATCCATCGCTTTTGCGAATATGGACGAAGTCGAGTTTCAGCAGGTTTATAAATCTGTACTGAATGTGCTGTGGAACTGGATTCTGTTCCGTAAATTCTCCTCTCAGGAGGAAGTTGAAAATGTGGCCGCACAACTACTGGAGTTTGCGTAATGGTGAATTTACGTAAAGCGGCTAAAGGCCAGATATGCCAGATCAGAATCCCTGGCTACTGCAATCACAATCCCGAAACCTCTGTGCTGGCGCATTACAGGCTGGCGGGAACGTGCGGAACAGCGATAAAGCCACACGATATGCAGGCAGCGATTGCCTGTAACTCATGCCACGATTTAATCGACGGGAGAGTAAAAACCAGCGATTACACCAAAGAAGAATTGCGCCTGATGCATGCAGAAGGTGTTTTTCGCACACAAGAGATCTGGAGAAAGGACGGTTATTTATGATTTACCCAACGAACACAGGAAAAAGCGGAGAGCACCTTCGTCTCACCACGCTGGAAAGTGTCTGGATTCAGGGGAAACTACGTATGTGGGGGCGCTGGTCGTATATTGGCGGCGGTAAGACGGGAAATATGTTCAACCAGTTGCTGACCTCTAAAAAGCTGACAAAAACGGCAATTAACGAGGCGCTCCGGAGGATGAAAAAAGCAGGTCTGGACAAACCTAAACTTGAGGCTTTTTTGCGGGATATGATCAACGGCAAGCAAAAAAGCTGGCTGGTGCATTGTACCGATTCAGAGGCGTTAATAATCGACAGGGTTATTGGTGAAGTACTGGCAGGTTATCCCGGGCTGCTCAATGTTCTGAGTCAGCGTTATGTGGGGCGGGGGATGACTAAGCGCAAAATGGCTGAACTGCTGAATGATGCACATCCGGAATGGAGTTTAAGAACCTGTGAAAGACGCATTGAGCATTGGCTAAAGGTGGCAGAATTTATTTTGTACAAACCAATGGTTATGGCTTTTGGTATAGAGAAAAAAGTTATTGCTTTTTGACGTAAAAACTGCTTCAATTCCGGTAAGCTTCGCAAAGCTGTATCGCGAGGCGAACCAAACGCATGAACTTTACCAGAACCCGCCATTGAGCGGGTTTTTTATTGCGGAATTAATTACGGACCGTTATTATTCTGCTCCCGGCCCTTTAGCTCAGTGGTGAGAGCGAGCGACTCATAATCGCCAGGTCGCTGGTTCAAATCCAGCAAGGGCCACCATCACAAACCGCCATTAGCTTATCAGGAAGAGCAGACGACACCATAACAGGGTTGTTGGTGCGGGGGCGGGTCCCCGATGGCGGTCCATTATCGGTATTCTGCGTTGTTAGCTCAGCCGGACAGAGCAATTGCCTTCTAAGCAATCGGTCAGTGGTTCGACTCCACTACAACGCGCCACACTTATTTTCCAGGCTCGCTTCGGCGGGCCTTTTTTGTATCTGCGCCACGCCCGGCGCATATCAACCACAGAGCCTTTCGGGGGTGAGCTTACGGAGTGGTCAGTGTGACTTTCTCTGTGGGCAGATCGCTCCCGGGCGTTGGCTCACCCACCCAAAGGAACGTCACGATGTTTGGAATCTTCAAAAAGAAAACCCGCAGAGCGGCAGCGGAAATTAAAAAGTTTGAGAAACGCGATCTGGCACAGGCGGTGATTAACGCTGCATACCTGGTGGCCTATGCAGATGGTGAATGCGAGGCATCCGAGAAAGCGAAGATCGAACAGGTCTTACGTAATCAGCCTGCGTTGTCTGCGTTTACCTCGGAAATTAATGCGATTAGCGCAACTATTATCGGTCAGCTGGATACCAATTTTAAAATTGGTCGTCGTGCCGCGTTACGCGAGATTGAGGATGTGAAACACGATACGCGTGAAGCGGAAGATGTGCTGGATGTGGCGGTGGCCATTGCGGAGGCAGACGGCGAAATTGAGCCGGAAGAGCGCAAGGTGCTGGAAGAGATTGCCGGTGTTCTGGGTCTTCGTCTGGAGAATCACCTGTGACGGTAAAACTGCGCCTGGCTGTGGCTGCACTCCTGCTGTTTCTGGTGGTGATGGTGGATTTCACCAGCAGAATCATGTCGGTGCTGGCGGATGGGGTGCTGGTCTGCGGCATTGTGGTATTGCTGTGGCCGGTGATAAAAAGAAACAGCCTGCATAATGCTTGATTTTTTTGTTTGCTGTTTATTAAAAACACTTCTGCATGGTGAATCCCCCTGTGCGGAGGGGCGATCAGCAACCAGGTATATGGGATAATCGCGGATTCAGGTGCTGATACTGAATTCACCGGGAGGCACCCGGCACCATGCTTTGCCACAAAAGTGTTGTTTCTGTTTTTCTCAAACTATCATCGTTATCCCTTTATTTCCGGCTGCGCATGGCGTGGCCTTTTTTTACGACCAGCCACTGGCAGATGGCCATCCTGTAATTTGATTCCGGTTCCGGCTTTTTAACTCTGTTCCTGTACACGGGAGAAATTCGATGTCGATTAAACATTATGATGTTGTCAGGGCGGCGTCGCCGTCAGACCTTGCGGAAAAGCTGACACAAAAACTGAAGGAGGGGTGGCAGCCATTTGGCAGCCCGGTGGCCATCACGCCTTATACTCTGATGCAGGCCATTGCGGCGGAAGGTGATGTCACCACACCTGTGTTGGTGAAGCCGTCGGATGGAGAAGGCACAGTAATCAGCGCCACCAGAGACCCGGAGTATTACTTTGTTGTGGTTCTGGCGGGGCAGTCAAACAGCATGGCATATGGTGAAGGCCTTCCGCTGCCGGAGACATATGACCGTCCGGACCCGCGCATTAAGCAGCTGGCGCGTCGCAGTACGGTGACACCGGGCGGTGTCGCCTGTAAATATAACGACATCATTCCGGCGGACCATTGTCTGCATGATGTGCAGGACATGAGCCGCCTTAACCATCCGAAAGCGGACCTGTCAAAGGGGCAGTACGGAACCGTGGGGCAAGGGCTGCATATCGCCAAAAAATTGCTGCCGTTTATACCGGCGAATGCGGGCATTCTGCTGGTTCCGTGCTGTCGTGGTGGTTCAGCGTTCACCACCGGAGCCGATGGCACATACAGTGACGCGAGTGGTGCCTCGGAGAATTCAACCCGCTGGGGTGTGGACAAGCCGCTGTATAAGGACCTTATCGGTCGAACAAAAGCAGCACTGAAGAAGAATCCGAAAAATGTGCTGTTTGCCGTGGTGTGGATGCAGGGGGAATTTGATTTTGGCGGTACGCCGGCAAATCACGCAGCACAGTTTGGTGCGCTGGTTGATAAATTCCGTGCAGACCTGGCGGATATGGCAGGTCAGTGCGTCGGTGGCTCTGCTGGCGGTGTTCCCTGGATATGTGGAGATACGACGTATTTCTGGAAGCAGAAGAACGAATCCACGTACCAGACGGTGTACGGCAGCTATAAAAACAAAACGGAAAAGAATATCCATTTCGTACCGTTCATGACCGATGAGAACGGGGTGAATGTGCCGACGAACAAACCGGAAGAAGACCCGGACATTCCGGGTATCGGATATTACGGTTCGAAATGGCGTGACAGCTCAGCCACCTGGACGTCACAGGACAGGGCGAGCCATTTCAGCGCCTGGGCACGCCGTGGGATTATTTCCGACCGTCTGGCAACGGCGATTTTGCGCCATGCGGGAAGAGTGGCGCTAAACGCGGGGGCATCATCGACAGTATCAGAGGTGCGCCCTTCATCGCCTTCCGGTGCAGAAGCCACAGGCGTCACAACACTGCTCTCTTACCTTGCCAGCGAGTCAGAGGGAAGCCTGAAAGTACAGGGATGGTCAGCCAGTGGCGGCAGGGCAGAAGTGGTCAGCGATGCGGAGGGAACCGGAGGTAAGGCAGTGAAGCTGACCAAGGAGGCCGGTAAAAGCAGCTGGGTGCTGGAGTACGCCGCGGGCAACGGTGCGGCTCTGTTACAGAAAGGGGGGCAGATTCGCTGCCGCTTTAAGGTTTCGGGAGCGCTGGCTGCGAACCAGTATGTTATGGCGTTTTACTGGCCGGTCTCTTCACTGCCACAGGGCGTTGCCCTGACCGGAGACGGGGGGAATAACCTGCTGGCAGCGTTCTACATCCAGACAGATGCAAAAGACCTGAATGTGATGTACCACAATGCGAAAGTGGCGACAAACAACCTGAAACTGGGAACCTTTGGCGCATTTGATAACGAATGGCATACGCTGGCTTTCCGCTTTGCCGGGAATAACAGCCTTCAGGTGACGCCGGTTATTGATGGTCAGGATGGCACACCGTTCACGCTGACGCAGTCACCGGTCAGTGCATTTGCGGCGGATAAACTGCATGTGACAGACATTACCAGGAATGCGACTTACCCGGTACTGATAGACAGCATTGCGGTGGAAGTGAACAGCACAGACACTGCGGCATGATAAAAAAAACCGCCAGCGACAGGAATGGACGCTGGCGGTGGTGATACCTATGGAGAAAAAATAAAGGAACGATACTTTCGTACTCTGGTTTTTAATGAAAACAGTTCTTATTGTCAACAATAACGGAAAGAAATTATGACATTTCTGAACCAGTTAATGCTGTACTTCTGTACGGTGGTCTGTGTGCTGTATCTCCTTTCGGGTGGGTACAGGGCAGTGCGCGATTGCTGGCGCAGGCAGATTGACAAAAGGGCCGCTGAGAAAATCAGCGCCGGTCAGTCAGCCGGAAGCAAACCCGAAGAGCCGCTCATTTAGCGGCAACTTTCTTAATCACACCTTTCGACGAGAAAATCCCATGTCAGAAATTACATCCCTGGTCACTGCTGAAGCAGTGAAGGAAGTCCTGCGCTCTGAAGAAGTCCGGAGCGCACTGAAACAGAAACTTCGCCATAACCTGGAAGCGCGTCTTGATGCAGAAGTGGATGCCATTCTGGATGAACTG